AGCAAATTAACGCGTTGCCAAAACTAGCTGACGAATGGAAACCCAATACAGACATCACTTTACAGGAAAAGTCGGTCGCCCGCTGTTGAGCGATGCCGAAAAGGCGCGTCGTGGGACGTTGCGGGCGGATCGGATTCGAGACACGGTGGCTTGGGCGGAGGGACAGGCGTCAGCCGTGGGTGTGCTCGAGGAGCCAGACCCGATCACTCGGGATTACGTGGGGATCGCACGGCAGTACGCCCAGGATGTGCTCACGGGTAGGATCGTGTCGTGTGTCTGGGTGAAGTTAGCCTGTGAGCGCCAGGTGCGCGATCTGGCACGCGCTGATGCTGAGTCGGACTGGCCGTTTGTCTGGAGCGATGTCCACGCGGTGGACGCCTGCCATTTTCTCGAACAATTACCGCACGTGGAGGGGAAGTGGACGACGCCGACAATTACTCTGGAGCCGTCCCAAGTCTTCCTAATGACATGCCTATTCGGCTGGCGACAACGCACCGATCTCGGCTTGCGTCGATTCACGGTGCTGTATTACGAGCTGGGCCGGAAGGGCGCTAAAAGCACGCTAATGGCTGGGATCGCGTTGTTTCATATGACGCGCGAAGAGGAAGTTGGTGCCTCCGTTGTGTTGGGCGCAACGACCGGGTCTCAGGCGCGGATCGTGTTCGGGATCATGCAACGGATGGTGCAGAAGTCGCCGTGGTTGCGCGGGCTCGGGTTTCAGGCCTTAGCGAACTCCATCATTACGGACGACGGGACCGCGAAGCCCATCAATGCAAAAGCCTCCACACAGGACGGGCTGAACCCGTCCCTGATCTGCCTGGACGAGAGCCACGCCCAAGACTTCGGCCTCCACGACGTGTTGAAGTCCGCGCAAGGTGCTCGTCAGAATCCATTACTCGTGGCGCCGACGACTGCAGGATACGACCTTCTAAGCGTTGGGTATGCGCTCCGAACGACGCTCACGAAGGTGTTGCAACGGGTGTTCGAAGCTGACCATTTTCTTGGCCTGATCTACACGCTGGACGAAGACGACGATTGGCGAGACGAGCGGGTCTGGCCGAAAGCGAATCCGATGCTAGGGATTACGCCGACGCTCGAATGGGCGCGGACATATTGCACCGACGCGCAGCAAACGCCAGGCTTGGAAGGTGAGTTTAGGGTCAAGGTGTGCTCGCAGTGGATGCAGTCCGCGTCATCCTGGCTCTCCATGACGCGGTGGGATGCATGTGCGGAAGAGACGCTGAAGTTGGAGGACTTCGCCGGGCAGCGATGCTGGATCGGTGGAGATCTCGCGCAGATCGACGACATTGCCGCTGTGGCGCTGCTGTTCGACCGCGGCGCGGATCTGTGCGCGTTCGTGCGGTTCTACCTGCCGCTGCAGGTAGTCGAGGAACGGGCTAGGACGGTGCCGGCCTATGCGTCCTGGGTCAAGTCTGGGCTGTTGGTGACCACTGACGGCAACATGATTGATTACGGCCTCATCGAAGCGGACATTCGCGGGTGGTGCAAGCAGTTCAACGTTGTCGCTCTGCGGTTTGACCAGTATGGCTCGGCCGGGATCGTGGCGAGTCTGGCGGGCGACGGTTTTCCGGCAGCAATTCTCGATAAAAACAGAAAGAACATCACACCGCCAGCGCGCGACCTTGAGACCCGCGTCCGGCATGAGCGCTTCCGCCATGACGGAAATTCCTGTCTGAAGTGGATGGCCAGCAACGCTGTCGTCATGCGCGGCGTGGATGACAGCCTGATCCCTAAGAAGGAGAGCACGGAATCGCCGAACAAGATCGACGGGATTGACGCGATCCTTCAGGCGGATAGCGCGCGACTCGTGCCTGCCGAGAAACCGCGCGAGTATTCCATGCTCGTGCTTGGAGCCAGGACGTGATGGACGACGCGACCGAGGCTGGCATGGGGTGCGTGTGCGGCCATCCCGCTGTCGCGCATATTCAGCCCGTCGGCGAGGCGTGCGGAGTGCATGACTGTCGCTGCGTCGAGTTTCGGCTGGCCGTGCTCGGATGGCCGGTGCGTCCCGACGGCACGCTGTGGCGCTGCTGCTCGATCTGGATCGAATTATCAGACGGGACGACCGCTCGTGTGTGGCCGCCTGGCACGACATGAAGCGACCCCCAGGCCGTCCCCCGCTCGACGTCAACGCCTCATGCCCATCAGCGGCGGTGCATCTGAAGCTGCCAGCCGTGGTGTATGACAAGGCCGACAAGCTCGCGCGCGGCAACCGTGAATCCCTCCAAGACCTGATCCGGCGCGGACTCAAGCGCCTTCTCATCGACGAGCGCGGCTAATTAGAAACCTAAACTAGTCAACGGCTTACTGCGCTTCTACCGTAGAAGATGCAGTGAACCGTGCCTATGCCGTCCTCCACGTCAAAGCCGTTGACGCTGACAAGCGGCTCATCTCAGGCGTGGCAACCACCCCCGAACCAGATCGCACTGGAGACGTTATCGAACCGCTCGGAGTCTCCTTCAAGAATCCTCTTCCGCTCCTGCTCTACCACGATGCGAAGAAGCCCGTCGGCTGGACACAGTTCAAGAAACCGACGAAAGACGGGATCGAGTTCGAGGCCAGTCTCCCGACAATCGAGGAGCCTGGCGCGCTCCGCGACCGCGTCGAAGAAGCCTGGCAGTCGGTCAAGGCTGGGCTGATCTCCGGCGTCTCGATTGGCTTCCGGTCGATCGAGGAAGCCTTCAACAAGGAAACCAACGGCTACCGGTTTATCAAAACCGAAGTCGTGGAACTCTCGCTCGTCACGGTGCCAGCGAACGCGAGCGCCACGATCCACAGCATCAAGGCTCTCGACTTGGCCGCGTCCGGCCTCCATCCGCCCGGCGTCTCGGGCCCGTCAACCGTTGTGCGCCTGATGAAAGCGGCGCCCTCCATGACTGTTCCAGAACAAATCCAACAGTTTGAAGCGACCCGCGCCGCGAAAGCCGCCCGGATGAACGAGCTCATGACGAAGTCGGCCGAAGCCGGCGCGACCCTCGACGAGGCACAGGCGGAGGAATACGACACGCTGGACCGCGAAGTGAAAAGCGTCGACCTGCACCTCACGCGCATGCGCGAGCTCGAAAAGGCCAACGTGGCTGCGGCCACTCGCGTGACGGCCACCACGTCCAGCGTGGTCGCGTCTGATCTCCGTGGCGGTACCCAGACGACACCGGTCATCACGGTCAAGTCGATGCAGCCGAAAGGCACCGCCTTTACCCGCATGTGCATGGCGATGGCGGCGAGCAAGGGTGATTCCTACCAGGCCATGGCACGCGCAGAGTCCTATAAGGACATGCCCGAAGTCGCGCTGATGACGAAGGCCGCGATTGCCGCCGGTTCCACCACGGATGCGACGTGGGCCGGCCCGCTGGCCGTAGCGCAACCGCTGGTCGACGAGTTCCTCGAGATGCTCCGGCCGCGGACGCTCCTGGGCCAGATCCCCGGCTTGCGTCAAGTGCCCTTCAACGTCTCGGTCCCGAGCCAGACGACCGGGGGCACCTACGCGTGGGTCGGGCAGAACAAGCCCAAGCCGGTCACCAAGGCCGACTTCGCGACGATCTCGGTCCCCTTCGCCAAGGCGGCCGGGATCATCGTGCTCACCGAAGAGCTGGTGAAAATCTCCAGCCCGTCCGCGGAAGCGTTGGTGCGCGAAGAGATGATCGCCGGGATGGCGCAGTTCCTCGATTCGCAGTTCACCGACCCGGCGATCACCGCCGTCGCCAACGTCAACCCGGCTGCCATCACCGTCGGTGCATCCACGGCGGCGGCTGGCGGCGTCACGGCCGCGTTTGCCAAGGCGGACTTGGCGGCGTCGGTGGCCGTCTTCACGGCGGCCAACATTCCGCTTGCGGGGTCCGTGTGGATCATGAGCGATTCCAACGCCTGGGGCATCGCCATTTCGATGAATGCCTTGGGCCAGCCGTTGTTCCCCGGCATGACCGCGCAGGGCGGGACGCTCTTTGGGATGCCGGTGGTCGTGAGCAACAACGTGAGCAATCGGATCGTCCTCGTGCATGCGCCATCGATTCTGTTCGCGGACGAAGGTGGCGTGCGGATCGATGTCAGCCGGGAAGCGTCGATTCAGATGGACTCGGCGCCGACGGACACGGTCGACGCGACCACGGTGTACGTGTCACTTTGGCAGCGTAACTTAGTGGGATTGCGAGCAGAAAGAATGATTACCTGGATTCGCGCGAGGACAGCGGCTGTCCGGTACATCACCGCAGCCGCGTACGTGGGGACGTAGAACGTCGTGAGGTTAGCGATTGGGGGGCCGACACGCGATACCGTGCCGGCCTCCTTCGCTGTCGATCTCGCGCAGCTCTACGCGTACACGAAGGAGCGCGGGCCGTGGCAGACGGTGACCGTCGGCTTCAAGTCGGCCACCTACATCCACATGGGCCGGGAGTATTTCCTGGAGGACTCGATCCAGCAAGGCGCCACGCATGTGCTCTGGCTGGACACGGACATGAGTGTCCCGCGCGAAACGGCGCTGTGGTTGGCGCTCCACGAGAAGCCCATCGTCGGGTGTAATTACCTGACGCGCCACGGCTCGAACAGTTGGACCGCGATGCGTGACGGACAACGGATTGAGACAACGCCAGAGACGACCGGGTTGGAAGCCGTGGACGCGATGGGCTTCGGCGTGGTGTTGATGCGCACGGACCTCGTGGTCGGGCTGGCGCGGCCACGATTCCGGCACGGGCTGAACGAGCGGGAAGGTGACATCGGCGAAGACATCATGTTCTGCCGCGCGATCCGTGCGGCGGGACACGAGATTTACATCGACCACGATCTGTCGAAGGGGATAGGGCACATTGGCCAGTACAACTACCGCTACCAAGCCGAAACCGTCACCGCCTGACGACTGCGACGTGATTGTGGAATTACTGCCGCCTCCGGATAGCGGTTTCAGCGGGACGCAGAAATTTTACCGGCAAGGAAACGAAGCCATGATCGCTGAACTCTTGAAGCGTGGCTACGCGATGGTGGCCCGGTGATGACAGCGACCGCGTCGGCGCCAGAGACGCGGATTCCTGGCTGGTTCCATCACGGCGCGAAGATTTTAGAACTTGTCGAGCAGCATCGGCCGACGGTGTGCGTGGAGCTCGGGACGTTCCAGGGGGCCTCGGCCATTCCCGTGGCGCGGTCGATTGCCCGCTGGCGCGGGGTGCTCACGTGTGTCGATACGTGGGCAGAGGACGTCTACCAAGCGGGCGCGACGTCGCCGTGGCTCCTCGTCAGTTGCGCGCGGAACGTCGTCGCCGCTGGCGTGCAGAACGTCCGGTTGATGCCCACGACGACCGCGGAGGCGGTACGCACGTGGGCCGAGCCGATTGACTACCTCTACATCGACGCAGACCACCACGAGGCCGCGGTTCTAGCAGACCTGGAGGCGTGGGTGCCCCATGTGCGCCCAGGCGGCCTGGTGCTCGGCGATGACTACGGCAACCGCTCGTTTCCCGGCGTGCATCGGGCGTGGGACGCCTTTGAAGCGGCGTCTGGGCTCTCGTTCATGCGCTATCAGTCCACGCCGCCCCATCCTGACGGCGTCCAGTTGATTTACGGCACAAAGGAGATCTGATGGCGAAGAAGAAGAAGCCAGCGGCACCATCCGCGCCTTTAGTGAAGACGGTGGCGGTCACGGCGCTCAAGTATCACACCATCCACGGCGGCGAGCATCAGGCCGGCGACACCTATCAGGTCCCAGACACGGACGTGGCGAGCCTTGTGGCGAACGGGTTCGCGGCGCCAGCCTCGGCGCGGACGAAGTCACCCACGAAACGTCGCGTGCTCAAGGCTGGGAAGCACAAGAAGTAATCGCATGCAGGTTGGGCCGTTCACGATCGCGCGGACGAAAGCCATCGGACAAGTGCTCGCGCCACTCTCCGGGCGCGGTGGCTGGTGGAGCGTCATCAGAGAATCGTACATGGGCGCGTGGCAGCGCAACGTCGAAGTCAACATGGATACCGTGTTGACGTTCGCTGCGGTCTATGCGTGCCTCCGGTTGATCTCGACGGACATCGGGAAGCTGTGTCTGCGGCTGGTCGAGCAGGATACGCATGGCGTCTGGACGGAGACGGAGTCGCCCGCGTTCTCGCCCGTGCTTCGGAAGCCGAATCGCTACCAGACGATCAACAAGTACGTCGAGCAATACATCCTGTCTAAGCTGATCAACGGCAACGCGTATGTGCTGAAGCAGCGCGATTTACGCGGCGTGGTCACAGCGCTCTATGTGCTGGATCCGACCCGTGTCACGCCGCTCGTGGCACTCGATGGGGCGGTCTATTACGAGTTGAAGCGTGACGACTTGTCACGCCTGCCGATGGAGACGCCTGTCACGGTGCCGGCGAGCGAGATCATCCACGACACGATGATCTGCCTGTACCACCCGCTCGTGGGTGTCTCACCGCTCTATGCGTGCGGGGTGGCGGCGATGCAGGGCCTGAGCATCCAGGGCAACTCCCAGAAGTTCTTCGCCAACGGGAGCAACCCAGGCGGCGTGTTGACGGCCCCAGGCGCGATCAGTAACGAGACGGCGCTCCGTCTCAAGGCCTACTGGGAAACAGAGTTCACCGGCGACAACGTCGGGAAGGTCGCGGTGCTCGGCGACGGGTTGAAATATGAGGGCATGGCGGTCAACGCCGTGGACAGTCAGTTGATCGAGCAACTGAAGTGGACGGCTGAAACGGCGTGCTCGTGCTTCGGCGTCCCGCCGTATCTGGTCGACATTGGCCCCCCTCCGCCCTATGCGAACTTCGAGCCGTTGCTGCTGAAGTATCACAGCCAGTGCATTCAGAGCCTCACGACGCATTTTGAAAAGCATCACGACGAGGGGCTTGGTATGGCCCAGAAGGTGGAAGGCCGTCAGCTCGGGACGGAGTTTGACATCGATGACCTGATCTGGATGGACACTTCTACGAGATCAACCGCGTCTCAGATCGGGATCAGTTCTGGAGCCATGTCGCCAGACGAAGCGCGGTGGAAATACTTTGGCCTCGGCCCCGTACCTGGCGGCGACACGCCCTATATGCAGAATCAGATGTGGCCGTTGAGGCAACTGTCAGAGCGCCCAACGCCAGCCGTGCCAGCACTGCCGGCGATACCATCGGTTGAAGAGGAAGAGGAAGAGGCAGACGGGGAACAGATGGCCGCGAGTTTCAGCGCGTTTCTTCAGCGTAAGGCGATTGAGGCGGGGCTATATGCGGCGTGAGGCTGTTGGATTTCTGTCGATTCTCGACCTTCGTGAGAATCTGCATGTTCGCTTCCCAGTGAAGACCGCACACAAGCGGACTCTGTATCGGCACGATGTGATCAACCTCGTGCCTGATGCCGGTCTGCTCCGTCAGCCGCGCAGCCTCTTCGTAGAGCCGTTTAATGGCAGCCAGATCGGCCCACGCTGGCAACGCCTGATGTTCGGCAGCAATGCGCTTGAAACGAATCGCGCGCATAGCGCCCTGGTTGCTTACCACCCACGCTCGTTTCGTTCTCTTGATGGCATCTTTGTGTTGGGCGCGATAGTTCGTAAAGTGCTCGCTCTTGGAAGCGTAATACGCACGGTCCTTCGCGCGAATCGTCTCACCTGCCGCCGTCGCTCGGCGAGCGCGCTCTCTGACATTAATCGCGATTCGATTCGCGTCCCGATAGGCTCTTTCTCGCGCAAGGTTTTTGGCGATGTTGTCCGCGCGGTCAGCCCTTCGCTGCGCAGGAATCCTGTCACGGTGGGCGGCCCGATACTTAGATGTCCTCTTCCGGTTCCGCGCCTTCCGTTCTTCGTCCGTCACCTCTTGATCGTGACTCAAGCTCAACCGGAATACCAGTCCCAACTGAGGGCGTATGCGGCCTGATCTTGACGCCCTCGCCGCTGAAGTCGTGCGGACGCTCGCCACGGCCTTGGCGCCGGTCCAGGCCACGCTGGCTGCCGTCCAGGATCAGGTGAAGGGCTTCGAGGCGCGGTGGTCGGATCTGGGTGCCTTGCGCGAGCGTGTGGCGGTGGTCGAGTCCAAAGTCGATCAGCAAGGGGAACCTGGCAAGGACGGGATCGCCGGGGCTCCTGGGCTTCCCGGCCCTCCAGGACCATCTGGCGAGCGCGGCGAGAAGGGCCTGGACGGCCTACTCGGCGCAGCCGGTGATCGCGGCCTCGAGGGGCCGGAAGGCAAGCCCGGACGCGATGGCCGAGACGGGCTTGCCGGCATGACGGGCGAAAAAGGCCTCAACGGGACGGATGGCCGCCACGGCCTGGACGGGAAGGACGGGCTCAGCTTCGACGACTTCGAGGAGTTGTACGACGGCGAGCGCACCTTCACCCATCGGTATCGGCAGGGCGACCGCGTCAAAGAGTTTGTCTGGAAGATGCCGCTCGAGCTCTATCGCGGGGTGTACACCGAAGGGAAGACGTACGAACGCGGCGACGGGGCGACGTTTGGCGGCTCAGAGTGGCACGCGAACGAAACCACGACGACCAAACCAGGCGACGGCTCGAAATCGTGGACCCTCAAGGTCAAGAGGGGCAGAGACGGCAAAGACGGAGCCGCAGGCGCGGATGGGAAGCCCGGTCGCGATCTGACGGAGAAAGCCGCATGGCAACGCTGATCTCGTTGGCGATTGCCAAGAAGCACCTGGGCGTCACGACGTCGGATCGGGATGGCGACATCCTGATGAAGCTGACGCAGGCGGAGTCGATCGTGCTCGATTACCTCAAGGTCCGGTCGATCGCGATTGCGTCGATTTCCGTGGCGAATCCCACGGTGATCACGACGATCCTGCCGCATAGCTTGACGACCGGCGCGACGGCGACGATTACCGATACGACCACGACGCCCACCGTCAACGGCGCGCAGGTGGTCACGGTGACTGGCGCCTCTACGTTCACCGTGCCTGTCGATGTGGCGATCGGGCAGGCTGACGCGGCCGGGATGGTGGCGCACTCGGCATGGTCCGAAGCCTCGGTGCCTGGACAGGTGCAGGCGTCGATCTTGTTGGTGCTGACGAATCTGGTTGAGTTCAGGGGCGACGGGACAAAGGACGAGTTCCCAGCGATTTCGCCAAACGTCGAAAGCCTCCTGATGAGGTCGCGCGATCCTGCGCTGGCGTGATGGCGACCAGGGGCCAGAAGCGGCACCTCGTGACCTTGGAGAACGCCGTGGAGACACCGGACGGCGGGGGAGGGTTTACGGAAGTCTGGACGGCGCTCTCGCCGGCGACGATGTATGCCGAGATCAAGCCGGCGACGGCGCGCGATCTCGAGCGGACGGTCGCGAGCACGGCGCAGAGCACGGCGAGTCATCTCGTGACGATGGATTACCGATCGGACGTCACGACGAAAACGCGCGTGTTGTTTGGCGCGCGGGTGTTTGCGGTGAACGGGGTCACGAATCCAGAGGAGCGGAATCGGGAACTCGTCTTGGCGTGTTCAGAGGTCGTGGCGTAATGGCGAACAACCGGATGGAGCTACACGGCTTGGCTGAACTCCGAGCGGCCCTGCGCTCGCTGCCGGAGGATCTCGCGCACGACGGCGCCGAGTTCGTCGACGACGCGACGGAGCACACCGCCGCGAGTCTGCGCCAGTCCTATCCGGTCGGTGATACCGGGAAGCTCCGGGCGGGCGTGAAGTCGAGCGTCACGCACAGTCAATTTGGCGTGGTGGGCGAAGTGAAGTCGACGTCTCCACACGCGCATTTGTGGGAGTTCGGGACGGAGATCCGCTCCACGCGACACGGTTGGAATCGCGGCCGGTCGCCCTCGCATCACCGGGACGGGTTGATTCCGATCGCGGTCAGGAACCGCAAGACGTTGAACGGGAAGTTGATCGCACTGGTACGCAGTCAAGGGTTCGAGGTCAGTGGCGTCCTTTAGTGGCGAGGTCGACGACTCAATCGTCGCGAAGCTCTTGGCGGATGCGCCACTGACGGCGTTGATGCCAGACGGAATTTATTACGATATCGCCAAGAGCGGGAAGACGCGGTTTGTGATTGTCAAGCTGATGAGCCACACCGTCACGCGCATGTTCAACGGGCGAGCCTACGAAGCTCCTGTCTACCTCGTGAAGGCGGTGGAGTTTGGTACGGGCACGGTGAACACCAAAGCCGCGGCGGCCCGGATCGATGTGTTACTCGATGGACCGAACGGGGAAGGTGGCACGGTCACGGTGGCTGGATACGGCGTGGCGCAGACCGGGCTCGAAGAATACGTCCGGTATGCCGAAGCCGATCCGGCGAACGCGGACGCGAGATGGCAACACAGGGGCGGAATGTATGCCGTGATGGCGGTGCCGCAATGATCCTCATTCTCGTGAGTGTGGTGGCTATTGTCGTCGGCTTGTGGTCGATGTCGATCAATCGGCGTCTCATGCGTGAATTGGATGACATGGAACAACGGATCGACAAGGTATCGCCATGAGCCGAGACGTGTTGCTTTACGGCTGCAGCCAATCCGAAGAGATGGCTGGGTTGCTCGCGTGGGCGAAATCGACACCTGGCCTGCACGAGTTCGTGCCCGACTATCACCGCCTGCAACTGGAGCACTGGGTCTGGTCGCATCGTGACGCGCTCGGTCGAGACATCCTCGACGTGGGTGTCTACAACCGGCGCGCGTGGCTCGGTGAGGGGTACGTGACGGTCGGCGAGCACCACGAAGACGTCCGGTGCGATCTAACGCGGCTGCCGTTTGCCGCGAATACCTTCGACGGGATCGTGCTGACGGAAGTCTTGGAGCATTGCATCGACCCGCCCGCCGCGATGCGCGACGTGTTTCGGGTGCTGAAGGTCAACGGGCTCCTCCTCGTCACATCGCCGTTCGTCTGGCCGTGGCACGGGATCGACGGCGCCTATCAGGACTACTGGCGGTTCACGCATCAGGGCTGGCACGTGCTGCTCAAAGCCTTTACCGACGTGACGATCACGCCGTGCGCGCTGACACCGGAAGGGCAATCGGCCTACGACGTCATGCGGCGCTTCGAGTGCATGGGGTTCGTGGGGCAGACGCACGCCACGACCGGGTATCTCTGCACGGCTCGCAAGGGGCAGGCGGCGATCGATGCGGCGGTGCAGGCCGTGAGCGTGCTGGGCGTGCAGGTGGTGGAGTCATAGTGCGGGTCTTGCTCTTGCACCCGGGCGCGAGTTGGTCCACCGCGGATGTCTCGGCCGGGCTGCGCTATGGACTCGTGCATCACGGGGTGGACGTCGTCGACTACCGACTAGACGGCCGCATCGCTCGAGCGTCGATGTGGCTGGGCGGCGCGTGGAAGGCCGCAAAGAAAACAGACCCGCACTTCGAAAAGCCCAGCACTGCTGACGTCTTCCTCCAGGCGGCGGGAGACGTGGTCAATATGGCGCTGGATCATCAGGTGGACGCCGTGATCGTCGTCAGCGGCATGTTCCTGGTGCCACGTGTCCTCGTGCGGTTGCGCCGAGCCGGGATCCCGACGACGGTCCTGTTCACCGAGTCGCCCTATGACCCGCAAGAGTTGGCGATGGCCAAACTCGTGGACGGCTGCTGGACCAACGAGCGGAGTGCCTTCTCGGCCTTCCAGGCGGTGAATCCGCGCGTGGGCTACCTCCCGCATGGCTGGCACCCGGAACGCCACAAGGCAGGCCCACAGGCCGGTGACGAGGCCGTCCAGGCGCATGACGTCGTGTTCGTCGGCTCGGCCTTTCAGGAGCGGATCGAGTGGCTCTCGGCGATCGACTGGACCGGGATTGACGTCGGGCTGTATGGCCAATGGGCCCCGCTGAAAGGGAACCACCGACTGCGGCGGTTTGTGCGCGGGGGCGTCGTGAGCAACGAGCAGACCTCGGCCCTCTATCGGCGGGCCAAGGTGGGACTCAACCTGTATCGGACCTCGCAGGGGTGGGGAAAGCTGGCCCCACGGATTACACATGCGGAAAGCCTGAACCCGCGGGCCTATGAGCTCGCGGCGTGCGGGGCGTTTCACCTGAGCAGCGAACGAGCGGAAGTCGGCGAAGTCTTCGGGGATCTGGTGCCCACGTTTCGGCATCCCACCGAGGCTTCGAGTTTGATGCGGGCGTGGCTCGCGGACCCGGCCGGCCGGGCGCGTGTTGCTGCCGCATTGCCGGCCTGTGTGGCCGAGATGTCCTGGACGGAACGGGCCGCCCGGGTGATTGGAGACCTTCAAAGTCTTCTCGCGCAGCGGTCGACCTGTACAGCGTGCGGGCGCGCGGCGTAGGGAAGCAGGGGAGCACGACATGGCACTCACAGCAGGCAAAGGCGGCGCGGTTTACGTGTCACCGAACGGCACGGGCGTGGCGGTCGCGATCGGCGGTCTGACGAACTGGACGCTCGACCGCTCGACCGACACGATCCCGGTCACGGCCTTCGGCGACCTCAACAAAACCTACGTGCAAGGGCTGCCCGATCTCAAGGGCACGCTCGCCGGCTTCTGGGACACGGTCACCGATCCGTTGTATGCGGCGGGCATTTCCACCGACGGGACGAAGCTCTACCTCTACCCGGATCGGATCAACACGCCGACGGCGTATGACTACGGGCCGGCGTGGCTCAACACGTCGATCTCGGTGGACGTCAATGGCGCCGTCGCGATGTCGGCCACCTTCATGGCCAAGTCCAGCTGGGGGCATCGTCCCTAGGTGAGTATGTGAAACCAATCCGTAACCATGCAGAACGTCTTCAGCATCAAGGGCTTGTCCGCAGAACTCAAGTGGAGCTACCACCTGGTAGCCTCACTCGGGGCGTGGTCGGTCTCTGGCGCGCATGGGGCATTCACGTTCACGGCGTCGATCGTCGCATCGGATCTCACACAGGACGACTTCCGGCTTTCGCAGCGGCTGGAAGTCGTCACGCCCAACGGGTGGCGTTGGATCGTGGAACCCGACACGCTGCAGATCGCGGGCGCAACGCTCACGGCGTTGATTCGCACGCAGCAGGAGCCTACCCATGCCGCGCTGTCCGATTGTCACCCCTGAATCCGTTCGCCTGCCGCTCTCACGCGGCGAGTATCTCGACGTCAAAAAGGAACTGAACACGGGCGAACATCGCCAGATGATCGCCGAGCAGTTCAAGGACATGGGCCCAACCGATGGCGGCGCGTTGACGGTGGCCCTGAACAAGCTCGGGATGAACCGCGTCCTGGCGTACGTGCTGGGATGGTCGTTCGTCGGGCTCGACCACAAGCCCTTGAAGTTCGGCGAAGGCGCGCTGAACAGTTGTGACTTCGGGACGTGGGAGGAGATCCTCAAGGCGGTTGACGCGCATCACGCGTCCGTGGAGAAGGAATTGGAGACGCGAAAAAACGGCCTGGGCGGCGAGAGCACATCGCCAGCGATCTCGCCGTCGCCATCCGCTGTCACTGGCGAGTCGAGTGGGTCCGTGAATTGAGCCGCGAAGATTACGCCGTGTTGGTCCAGGAATTATTGAAGAGCGAGCAGAAGTAACCGATGGCTGTGACCGCCAAGTTCATCGCCGACTTCCAGTCGTTCAAGACGGCCGTGGATCAGTCTGTCGCGAAGCTGAAGGACTTCGAGTCCGAGGCCCACAAGGTCGGGCCGGCGCTGAACCGGATGGTGGACCAGTTCAGCGGCCGGAAGCTGATCCAGGAAGCCACGTTGATGGCGCGCGTGCTGGGCGATGCCGGCAGTATCGCGCGATTGACCGGGAACGAGCTCCAGGTCGCCGGCGCGAAGGCCGCGGAAGCCTCCGAGAAGATGAAACGCATGGGGGTGGATGTTCCACCCGGACTCCAGCGAATCGCGGATGCGGCCAAGCAGGCGGCCGATGCGACGAAAGCCACCGGCGATGCGGCGAAGGGGGCTGGCGGGTCGATGGGCTTGCTCGTCACCGGGATCGGCGCGCTGGCTGGTGCGTTCACGATCGCCAAGGTCGTCGGGTTTGCGTCTGACCTGGTCTCGGCCGCTGGCGCCTTGCAAGACTTCCACGAACGAACCGACATCAGCATCGCCGGGTTGCAGCGCTTCAAGATCATCGCGGAACAGAGCGGCAGTTCACTCGATGCCGTCGCCACGGCGGTCTTTCAGATGGGGCGTCGATTTGCCGGCGACGACAAAAGCGCGGCGAAGGCGGTGGCGGAGCTCGGGTTGAACTTCACGCAGCTCAGGGCCATGCGTCCAGAGGACGCGTTCACCACGGTCGGGAAGGCGTTAGGAGCCCTTGAAGACCCGATGAAGCGATCGCAACTCGGCATCGCGATCTTCGGGCGGTCGGTCGATGAGTTAGTCCCCACGCTGAAGCATCTGGGTGACGAGACCGAGTCGTACCTGACGCTGTCGGCCCAGCAAGTGAAGGCGATCGACTGGCTGGGCGATGCGTTTGTCAGAGCCAAAGCGAGCATCATCCCGTTCACGGTGGCCGTGATCGATAACACCTTCCAGATCAGCAAGGCGTACAACGCGTGGTCGTCGTTCCTGGGCAAGATCGACGACGCGCCGAAGGTGATCGGGGCGGCCAAGGCGGCACTCGACGCCATGAACGCGGGCGTGGCCGGTCGTGCGCTGCAACCCGTGGGCGGCGAGGAGCTGGACCGGATCCAGGCACAGGCGGTCGAGCAGCTCAATGCCGCGCTGGCGGCGAAGGTCCAACGCCTGGCGGAATCCAAGGCCGCCGCCGAGAAAGCCGCGAAGGCGGCGGCGCAGCTCGCGACGGATCTCCTCAAGATCCAGCACGTCCTCCCGGGCGTCACCGGGCAGTTTGGCAGAGTCGACGACAGCGTCATAAAGCTCGGCGGGCAGATCCGAGAACTGGTCAAGGATCTGTCGGCACTGGAGCGGCACGGCTGGTCAACAGCTGGCGTGATGCGGCAGTTCGCGGACGACCTGGAAGACCTCGGCGAGCACGTGGACGCCGCGACGATCAAGGCGTACGCGGACGAGTGGGCCTGGGTGGGGCCTGAGATCCGTGGCGCCAGAACAGAGGCGCAGACGTTTGGCGAGAGCCTCGACGACCTCGCGGCGAGCATGACGCAACTCGCGCAGGTGAGCGGGGATTCCTTCGGGGGCATTCTGCAGGACCTCGCTCAGCTCGTCGTGGCGTGGAACATGGCCGAGAAAGCCGCCAAGCACTACCAGGCCGCACAGGCGAGTGGCTCCAAGATGGGCATGGCGACCGGGGCGATCGGGATGGCTGGCGCCATGTGGTCCGCGACGAGTCACAAGAGCACGGCCCAGAACGTCATCGGTGGCGCCATGACCGGCGCGGCGATTGGATCCGTGATTCCAGGGATCGGCACGGCGGCTGGCGCCGCGGTCGGGGCGCTGGTGGGACTCGCGCGCAGCATCAAAAAGGTGGGCGAGGAAGAGAAGGACGCCCGCAAGGAAGCGGCGTTGTTTGCGGGAGAGCTCGCCAAGACGGCGACCGCCGCGCAGATGGCTGAGGCTGGTGGGGAAGGGTGGAAGCTCGAAGTCATCCAGGTTCGGGACGCGTACCTCAAGGCCGGGCTCTCGGCTGACGAGGCCAGCGCGGCCGTGGCTCGGTTGTGGGACGCGACGCGCGAAGGCGCGGCGGCCACGGCTCAAGCGCAGGCCGCGATCCAATCCGTGATCGACTTCAACATCGAGGTGGCAGCGGCGATCAAGTCTGCCGGGTACGTGTCACGCAAGGATCTCGAAGCGTTGGCCGATACGGCCGAAGCCGTGTACGAGGGGATGCTGCGGGACGGAACGTACTCGGCTGAGCAACTGGCTGATGCCTGGGAAGACTCCAACCGAGCCACGCAGATTGCGCTCGGCGACACGGCTGCGATCGCCGCCGCCGGAGCCGAAGCCGCTGGATTCCGCACGATAGCCCAACTCGAACAGACCGCCAGAGATGCCAGAGCGATGTATCTCTACATCCGCGATTCCGGCCTCTTCACGGCCGGCGAAGCCGAGCGGGCGTGGGCTGAGGTGTTCGGGAGCCATGAGGATCTCTACGGCGATGCGGCCGAGACGATCGAGCAGTCCCGTGCGGCCTTCGACGCGGCGAATACTGCCCTCTCAGCGAGCGCACTGGAAGCCGCGGCCAAGACAGCGGCCGAGCAGGACCAAAAACTCAAAGAGCAGATGGATACGCAAACGGGAGACATCAAGGCGCAGGTGAAGGATGTCGCCGCGTCGCTGGAAACCGCGCTCGGTGGGATTCGGCCGCAAGCGATTCGCGTGCCGGTGATCTTCGATATTCCGGCATTCCCGGGTGGATCGGCTGTGCCGATGCCGCAGACGAGCGGGCGGAGTGGGGGCGGTGGAACGGCGGTGATCGAGGTTGACGGGCGCGTGCTCGCGGAGGCGGCGGTGCCGCATCTGCCCGGGGCGATTGAGCGCCATGGGCTCTCGCGACGGTGACGGTGTGTGTTGATAGGACATAACCCGTGTGGGTACAGGATGACTGGGTTCAACCCGACTGGATTGACTCGAGCGGCGACATTATCGCCGGGGCTGGCTATGAACTCACGATCGCCGGCGAGCTCACCGCGATCCAGCCAGGGTGGCGGATTACAGCCCCCGCGAATGGTATCGGGACCATGCAATTCGAGGTGATCTCGCTCGACGGGTCGTATGTCCCCGGCCGCGATGCCGAAGTGATCTTCACGGAAGACGGGGTGCGCATCTTCGGCGGGACTGTCTACACCGTTCGGGAACGGGGGTTAGCGAACGAACCCGTGACGCGGCTGGTCTCGGAGGTGTCCGCGCAGGACTTCAACGCGCTGGCGGCCCGGTACTACATGGGTGCTGTGATTCCAGCGGGGACGTTGAAGGAGGCGCTC